TCACGGCAGCCGGGGCATGCGCGGTCGCCTGGTCACTGCTACCCATGCCGACCAGTGTCCCAGCCCCCGCGGATCGTTCGACTACAGGGTGTAGGGGAGCCGCGTATCTCGTGCACGCGGTCAACTGACCAGCCCACAGCGTTACCTAAACGCGCTGTTTATTCGTAAGTCCGCAAACCGGCCGGTGCCCAACATCCCACGGGAAGGAAACGCCGCCGTGAGCCCCAAATCCGTTGCCGCACAACGGATTCCATTTGACATAAGGGCTCTGACCTGGTAAAATAGTACGTAGAGGTTGGAGATTCGCCTCTTTTCAGGCCAGGCCGCCAGCACACCACGCGGAGCCCGCCGGCCGAACCCCACACACACCCCGGTGTCCATTCGCGGACACCAAACCCCCACAGGGAAAAGGAGAAACAACATCATGAACACACCCGCCAAGAAAGCCCCGGCGCGCAAGGTCCGCGAGGGTAAGGACCCCGCGGTGGCGTGGGCCGAGAAGCTGGTCCGCGACATGCGCGCCGGCTTCCGCAAGGCCGAAACCGCCGTCGTCGAGTTCATCAGGTGCCGCGGCTGGGAAGCCCTCGGCATCGAGTCGTTCGACAAGTTCTGGACCGAACAGATGGCCGACATCAAGATCGCGCACGCGGTGCTGCCCAACGTGCTGGCCCAGCTGTTCGACGAGGGGCTGACCGACGAGCAGGCCGCCGCGGCCGTCAGCGGGGTCGGCGTCGACACCGCCGGGGCCGTGCGCCGCCAGCTCGACCACGGGGTCACGCCGGAGCAGGCGACGACGACGACACCGCGGCGGACACCATCGGCGATCACGGCGGTCTGGACCTTGCGTGTCCCGGCGCCGAAGAAAGCCGCCTGGGCTGAAGCCGCGGCCCGCAACGGTGTGACGGTGAAGCAGATCATCGACGGGGTGGTCGCCGATCTCGGCTTCATCGCCGCTATCGACGCCGCCATCGACGCGCTCGGCTGATGAGCCGCTGCTCAAGGTGCGCCGCCGGGGTGCCGTGCGACTTCACGCACGGCACCCTGAGCGGCTACAACTATCACCGCTGCCGCTGCGACCTCTGCCGCGAAGCCAAGCGGGAGTACGACCGCGCCTACCGGGAGGCCAACCGGGACTATTTCGCCGAGTACGAACGCGCCCGCCGGGAGGCCGACCGGGAACGAATCGCCGAGCGACGCCGCGACTGGCATGACGCCAACCGGGAACACGTCGCCGAGTACCACCGCGACTGGTACGACCGCAACCGGTATTCGCATTCCGTCAAGAACGCAAGGCGCAGGGCTAAACGTGCCCGCATCCCCGGGCCTCGCAACGGGCTGCCGTGGACTTTGGCCGAGGACGCGACGGTGCTGCGCGACGACATCACCATCGTCGAAATGTGCTACCTGACCGGTCACTCGTATGGATCGGTCACTGGGAGGCGCCGGCGGCTGCGCCGCGCCCGCGTCAACGCGCAAACCCGAGCTGCCGTTGAGCGCCTGTAACGCTAAGCCGTTACCGTTGACACCCGGTGCCTGTCACGCTAAGCTGTTAGCGTGACAGAGACTAGGAAGCCGCGCCGGTGGGAGCGCAACGCCGGATGCACCTGCGACACTCTGACGATGGACAGTCGCCCAGGCGTCATCCACGAGGAGGGGTGTCCCCTGCCGACCGCCCCGACCCGCGACATCGCGCTGGGCGTGGTGCGCGACGCCGAGGCCATGATGGCCGCGTTCGAATACGCCGCGGTCGAGGAGGCTTTCGACGAGAACCGCGACCTGCTCCATGAGTTGCGCACGACGATTGCTTTCTTCGCGGGAGAGTTGGCGCAGCTTCAGCGAGGACTGGCCGGGGTCTGCGGCCACTGCGGCAAGCAGTACCAGCCGGTGCGGTCGACCAGCCGGTTCTGCTCGGATGCCTGCCGCCAGGCCGCACACCGCGAACGTCACGCCTAGCCCGCGAACGTCACGCCTAGCCCCCGGCGCCTTCGCCGCCCTAACCGGGCGCACTGACGCCGTTCACCACGCTTCCGACGGCACCCCGAACCCGTCGTTCTCCGACCCGGGCACCACGCAGGCGCCCGCGTAGGCCGCCTGGCCGACCTTGTTGCAAATGCTGTGAGCCGGCGCCCAGAGCGAGGTCTCCAGCTCGAGGTCCGGCCGCGCCCCGACCGCGACGGTGTGATGCACGGTGAAGCTCCCGGGGTGGGGATGCGGCAAGTCGTACTCGATCTGACCGTCCCCGAAGTAGCACTCGGCGCGCTCGGCGATGCAGCGCGCCCGGAACTGGGCGCGCATCACCCGGTACGCGCCGCGCAGCTCGTGATCGGTACGGCGCCTGGTCATGGCCCGAATTGTCCCAGAGGTGTCCGGACCGAGCACGCGTGCTTCTTTCCGTTACGGCCTTAAATTGGCAGCTAAGGAACGGTCTGCGCTAGCAAACTCCGTTGCGTCCCTGGCGCGCAACGGTTTTCGCGCTTATGCACGCTTTTCCGGTTTTATCGCCCAAAATCCCTGTCCTGCAGCACATTTGGCGCCTTATGTCAAGCAGCTAACACGTGTAGGTCCCATCGGGGGCCGGCGCGGGTTGCGGGGATTCTCGCTGGTGCGGGGAGCGCGATTCGCCGGTTCACCGCTCCTGTGCCTCGCCCTCCCAGACTTTGCGACTTTGTCGGGGCCACCGGAGGGCCACCCTCGCGGCCACTTCGCGTCGGTCCGGACGCGGTGCTGGACACCGAGAGGTTGGACCGTCGCCTGTGGATCCACCGTCTACCAGCGTTGTCAGGTGCGTCGGAATCGCCAGAAAATGACGCACCTGACGAGGATGCCCTATCTTGTGAAGCCCTATCTTGTGAAGCCCAGCTGGCCGGTATTTTGGGGATCCAAAAATCCGGGTGTCCGCGAATGGACACCGCCTACTCCGCCGGAGAATCCCCCGCGTGTAATTCCGTGCCGATTCCCGCGCCGCCCGCGCGCCGTGGAGGCCCGAACGGCATCGCCGGCGATGGAGGACACCGGGGAAGGCCCACGCGCCCGTCTGCGCGCGCACCCGGTCGCGATTCGGGGGTGTCCACGCACGGACACCGGGGCCCCGTCCCAGCGGCCCGGCGGTGCGCGGCGGGCGCGACCGCAACAGGCGCCCGCCGCGCCCGTGCCGGGGCTTGAAAACCGCGGAGGTGTGCGGTTCCGACCACCGCCCCGGCCGGTCTAGCGCAGGACCGCGGTGCCCGATCGTGAACCGCCGCGCACCGCACACCGCGCGCCCTGCATCTCCCCCGCCTGCGCGGGAAGGCTTGTTACCCCGCTACCACGACGGCGGCGTCAGGCCGGTTATTTCAACGATGCTCTGCGGATAACGGCTCGCGGCGAATGCGCAATACGAAAATATCTGCAGAACCACGGTCAGATTGGCCGCCTTCAGCTCTGGAAGGACCCTTGCGCGGATACCGCTTTCCCAGAGCACCAGGTCAGAGGCGCGCAGGACGTAGATGATGTCCTGGTTGCCCGGCGACCCGCCGGCCGTCGTGGTGATGTTGGGATCGGTGACGATCGGCAGGCCGTGGGTGGTGCCGACGATCTGCTGGGAGTCGACGTCGGTCAGGATGCCCGCGGCGTTGAACGGGCCGCCCGCGTTGGGGATGAACAGCGGCCGTCCCGCGTTGTCCAGCAGCGACAGCAGCCAGCCCCACCGTCTTGGATGCATGACGATGACTTCGGGCGGCAAAAAGCGGGTGGTGTGGATGGTCTGGATGGCGTTGGCCAGCGCGTTGTAGATGCCCTGGATGGTCAGGGCGGACGCCGTGATGGTGGTGATGCCGGGGGTGTTGCCCACCCCCAGAACCTGGCCGTTGGCTCCGGTGCCGGCCAGCACCTGGGTGTCGGTGACCGCTGCGTGGGCGGCGACCAGGTCGCGGAAAACGACGTCGTCAAACGCGATCGGGGACTGATCTATGAGTTGAATCGCGACGCTTTGCGCGCCGGCGATTGTCCGCACCGGGGCGTTGATAAATGTGTCCGTCAGGTCGACTTCGGCGACCGGGGTGTTGTCGGCGGTCTGAACGCCAACTGTGGTGCCGGTCAACAGCTTTGGGATATTAATACTATCGGTCCCGCCGGGAAGTGGTTGGCGCTGAACGAGATTGGCGAACGCGCGACCGGGACGGGCCAATTCGATGTACTGGTCCATCAACCACGCCGGAGGGACCGCGTACCCTCCCTGGCCGTCGACCCTGGAAATGTCGCGGTACTCGAGGTACGACGGCGAGGTACTGACTTCCTCGGCGTGACGGGCCAGCCGGGCCCGCGCTTCCCCGGTTTCGTCGCGGTTGAGGCTGTGCGCCATCAGGTCGCGGACCCAGCTGGTGCGACGGTCGTGGCGCCGGTAGACGAGGTTTTCGTCGCCGCCGCGCCCGGCCGATCTTTGCGGGCCGGTTTGGCGCAGGCTCGCGAGCACGCCGTTGCTGTTGATCGCGGCGGCGCGGCGCAAGTCGTCGTCGCAGGCGCGCAGCTCGGCCAACGCTTCGGCGTGCCTAGCGGCCTCGTCGGCGGTGAGAGTGTCGCGGCCCTGCGCGCGGGCCTCCAGCAGCATGTCCTGGGCTGCGGCGCGGATCTGGGCGCGGCGCGTCTGCAAAAAGGTCAGATCGACGGTCTCGGTCATGGTGGTGCTCGATTCAGTAGGGGCGGAGCCGGTCGCCCGGCGACGAGCCAAGACCACGACCGGTTCCGCGCAGCGCAACAGAGACTCAACGGGGACCGGTCCCTGGCGCACCCTGATGTGGACTTCCGTCGTCGGGGCAGTCCCAAGGCCAGTCGCCTGCAGCGCGAGCCGGCCGCCACCTGTGAACAGCCTAAACCGGCGAGGCGCCCCGGTGTGGGAGGTGGGGTCGCGCGTCAGGCCCTGTCTGCGTCGTTGTGGGTGAAGAGCTCATTGCGCTTGGCGACGACGGCCGCCTCGGCTTCGGCGATCCGGCCACCTCGGACCGATCCGTCCGAGGGGCTTACCAGCAAAGCCGTGATCCGTCTGTCGCACGACGAACCCCGAAGCCAGGAGCTGCGCAAACACCGGTCCACTAGTGGACACCCCTATCTTGTGAAGCCCACGCTTGCCAAGACAGGCTTGCCAAGACAGGTTTCCCACGTGCTTGGCACCGGCGGTCGGGTGTCCGTCAGTGGACACCCCGAATCGCGGCGGGGTGGCCCGTGAGAGGCGCGCACTGATTGAGCGCCCCGGTCAGATGGGCACCCCGGTCCCACCGGCCAGCTGCGGCGCGCGGTTGCCGGCCACGACCGCCGACTGGACGTGCCCCTGGAACACGTGGTCGGGGGTGTCGTTGACGTGCAGGTTGATCTGGGTGCCGATGTTGCCGCCGGCCCTGTCCATCAGCGTCGCGCCCAGCGGTGCGGTCGCCGGCGGCTGGCTGGCCTGCATCCAGGAGCTGACCTCAGACGCCGGACGGGGAGGCCCCAGTCCGGGCAGGGTGCCGGTGCGCGCCCGGTAGTCGGCCAGCATGGTGCGCGCCGGATGCATCACCCAGTCCCGGGTGAACGCCGACGGGGCGGCCACCGGGGGCTGGATACCCAGCGGGCCTTCCTCGCCCGGTGGCGGTCTCCAGGGCGGCGGCGGCGCTGGTGGCGGCGGCTGCCCGGACCAGCCCGGCTCTCCGGGGCCGCTGGGGATATGCGGGGCCACCGGGATCGGCGGGCCACCGGGCGTCCCGGGCGGCTGCGGTGGCAGCCCCGGCGCCGGCGTCCCGGGCGGCGGCGGCGTGCCGGGGGGCGCCGCGACTCGCGCGCCGGTGCCGGTGTTGTAGAACTCCCCGGTGGGCGCCCCGTCGCGGATCTTCTGCACGACCCCGGGCACCGAGGTCGGGTCGTAGCGTTCGTTTTGGCCCAGCGCGGGCAGCTTGGACTCGGCAGGCTTGCCGTCGCCACCAGCGCCGCCGGTGACGGGTTTCTTGGGGAACCCCGGCGGGTAGAAGAAGCCGCCCGCGCTGCTCCACGCGGGCCCGCCCGGACTCTGGTGCGAATGCCGATACCCGCCGTCGGGGTTGGGCCTGTCCAGGGTGCCGTCCCACATCTTGTAGATCGGCAACCCGGTGATGGCATCGGTGCTGTCGATCTGTTCGCCGCCCGGCGCGCCCGGGGCACCCGGTGGCGCCACCTGACCCAATCCGGCGGCCGCGGGCGAGGGCAGCCCGCCGGGCGCACCGCCGACCCGGCCGCCCAGCACATTGCCGATACCGATGGCGGCCGACGCGGTGCCGGCGAACAGCTTCCAGATGCCCCACTGCCACGGCGGCTTGCCGAACACGTCCCCGAACCCCAGCTCCTGGGCCATGCCCTTGATCAGGCCCGCGCCCATCGCGGCGGCGTTCTGGTCGGGGGTGAGGGCCACCTCGGCGGCCCTGGTCTCCCACGGCGGGCGCTGCTTTAGTTCGGCGTCCGCGTTGACGGTGGCGTCGTGCAGGTGCTCGTTGGCCGTGCGCAGCGCCTTGGAGGTGTCCGTCTCGTGGCGCCGCGCCGTCTCGAGATCCTTACCGGCCTTGATGACCTCCGCGTCGGTCGCGATCTCGGTCTGCCAGGTGGTCGGGAAGTCGTGCTGGCGCTTGGTGATCAGGTCGTCGTAAGCCTTCTGGGCGCCCGCCAGCGCGGTGAGCGCATCGGTCTCGTCCGTCTGGGCCTTGTGTGCGGCGTCGGCGTCATCGGCGGCCGTGCGCGCCCGGGTCTCGGCCTGCTGCAGCCAGCGGGTGAAGTCCCGGTAGACGTCGGGGGTCAGGCCCGCGCCCTTGTCGGGCATGTCCATCGGATACAGGAACCAGCCGTACGGCGTTTCGACGGCCGCCGCCGACGGGCGCGGCGCCCCGGCCGGCGCGATCGGCTGCGGCCAGCCCGCGATCGGTCCCTGCAGCGGCGCGCCCGCCCCGATCGGCTCGGGCACCTTCGGCTCGTTGGGGTCGCCCTTGCCGACCAGGATGACCTTGGTGCCCGGCGGCAGGGTGCCGGCGTCGACCTCGCCGCCGGGCTGGCGGCGCAGCAGGCGGCCCTGGTTCATGGCGTGCAGCAGCCCCGGCGGGGCGGTGCCGGGCGGGATGACCCGCTCACCGGGCTCGGTGATGATCGGGATCAGCCCGCCGGTGGCCATCGGAAGCATCCGATCGAGGATGTCGCGGTACTGCATGGAGCGGTGCCGGTTCATGATGAACGTGCCGGGCGGCACCGACATGGGCACGGTGTCGCGGCCCGGCAGGTGATAACCGGTGATGTGCCCGCCGCCGGCCACCGGACGGCCCAGCAGGGGCGCTGACCCATCCTGGCCCGCCAGGGCCCAGAACGCCTCCGGGTGGGGCAGCTTGAAGCCCAGCGCCTCCATGACACCCTGCACCAGACCGGCCAGCACGGGGTTCAGCGCGCCCTTGGCGGTGGTGCCCGTCGAGCCGTAGGGGCCATACGAGCTGACCAGCGACACCGACGTGGGGGCGAAGCTCAGCCCGCCACCAGTGCTCTGCCAGTTCGCCGGAATGGTGCCGGTGGTGGCCAGGCCCGCCAGCGCCGCCGCCGAGCCGGGCACCATCGCCAGGTGCACGTGGTCGTGGTGCTCGGCCAGGGTCTGCTCGCTGTAATAGGAGTTGCCTTGGGCTTTCCAGTCGCGGATGAATTTGCCCTGGCCGATGTTGAAGTCGGTGTTCCAGCCCCCGCCCGCGTGGATCAGCTCGGCGATGTTGGGTCCGAAGTTGCTGGCCATGTAGCTGGCGAAGCGGGTCTCCTCCGGGGTGTCGACGCCGTTGCCGAAGTCCCCGGCCATGCCCTTGGGGTGATAGCCGCTGTCGATCGAGTGATGCGCCTTGCCCGAGGTCAGCCGCAAACCCATCTGGTGCGCGATCACGTCGGCGCCCAGGATCTCGGCGTCCACCCCGGCGATGTCGTCGGCGCTGTAGTCACCGGCCACCAGCCCGCCGGGCACCAAGCCGCCGGTGGCGTAGTTGCCGGCGCCCTGCCAGTGCGCCCACGCCCCGCTCGGCGTCTGGTAGCGGGCCCTGATGTAGTTCGTCATCGCCGACACCTGCTGATACGGAGTCAGCGCCTGCGCCGCGGCGACGCTGGTGACCTGGGGGAACGGCCCGTAGGTGCGGTAGTTCGACAGCGTCAACTGGCCCAGTCCGACCGAGTTGTCGCCGCGCTGGGCGTTGACGTCGGTGTAGTTGGTGTTGGTCGGGTTCCAGCTGGACTCGCGGGCGATGATGTTGGACAGCGGCGCGAACTCGCTTTGCGGGAAACCGCCCGCCAGCATCCCCACCGGCCCACCCGCCAGCATCGCCTGCAGCGCCTGGTCGGCCACCGGCCCGCCCGGACCGGGGGGCGCCGCCCCGGCGACGTTGAGCGTGGTGTCGCCGGGCATCAGGTTCAGCTTGACGTCGATCTTGACCCCGTCGGCGCTCTGCAGGTTCGACGGGATGCCGGCCGCGGTCATCACGTCGGCGGCGGCGCGGCGCCCGGCGTCCTTGACCGCCAGGCCGGTGGGCAGCGCCACCCCGGTCTGGCTGACCCCGGCCACCGTTACCTCGCCCTGCAGCTTGTCGGGAATCCCGGCGACGCTCAGGGTGTCGCCGGCACTCAGCGGCAGCGGGGTCACCAGGCTGATTCCGGCGGGCAGCGCGATCATCCCCGAGCCCCCCGCCATCGCGGCGGGGATGCCGGTCGCGTCGGCCACGGTACCGCCGGTGGCGAACGCCTGCGCGTTCATCCAGTCCAGCACCGGACCGAACTGCGCGCTGGCACCCAGGTTCATCACCTTCTCGCCCGCGGTCGCCCAGATCGGCACCATGTCGGTGCCGCCGGGACCGCTCACCGTGCCGCCGTGGGCGAAGCCCAACAGCCGCATCAGGGCCGAAAACGGTGAGGGGCCCTGCGCCAGGATGTGCAGCAGATCGAACCCGCCGGAGCCCGACGGCGCTGCGCTCGGTGCCGTTGTTCCCGGCGTCGGGCCGCCGGCGTTCAGCAGGCCCGACAGGATCTTCTGCTGCTCGGGCGGCAAGCCCTTGAAGTCCAGGAAGATCTTGGCGTGAATCCCGTCGTCACCGGCCAGCTCCGAGGGCACCCCGATCCGGTTGGTCAGGAAGTCCTTGACGGCGGTGTCGGGCAGGTTGTCCACCGAGAACGCGACGTGCTGCACGACCTCGGGGAACTTGTCCTTGCCGAACGCGGTCTGCAGATATTCGATGGCGGCGTCGAGCTCTTTTTTGGTGTGCGCGGTGATCTTGGTGATCTGGCCGCTCACCCGGTCCCCGATGATGGTGACGCCCTGTGCGGCGTATTGCGCCACCACCGTGTCCCAGGCGGCCGGGGCGATCGTCAGACCCTGCTCGGGCGGCGCGGACAGCGCCGATTGCAACTTGGCCTGCTCGCCCGGCTTGGCGAACTCGGCCATCGCCGCCTGGTGCATCGCCGCCGCGTCCTGGCTGTGCGCGACCAGCGCGGCCAGCTTGGGCTCCAGGCCCTCGATCTCGTTGCCCAAAGCGTCCAGCCCCGCCGCACCCGTGCGCATCCACGAGCCGATGTCCAGCTTGAGCATGTCGTGCATGGGGCCCATCGCGGCGATGGCGGCCTTGGCGACATTGTGCAGCCCCGGGATCAGCATCCCCCAGGTCTCGCTCCAGGTGATCAGCACGGCGTTGGCGGCCATCGCGGCCACCACGATGGCGTTCTTGGTGAACTGCACCGCCCCGCTCATCTCGCGCAGCATCTTGGCCAGGAAGTGGCTTATCCGCGCGCCCCAGTCCAGCAGCTTCTCCCCGATCGCGCCCACCCAGCCGATGAACTCGGCCTGATGGTCCTTCAGCCAGGCGCTGACCTTGTCGCCGACGCCCGACAGCGCGGCCAAAAGCCCGCTGCCCAGCGGCGCCAGCGCGGCCAGCACCTGGCTGGACAGGGTCCCGAATTGCTCTCCCAGGCTTCTGGTGGCCCGCTCCATCTCCTCGATCGGCTGGCGCAGCTTGGGGCCTTCGCGCGCCATCGCGGCCGTGACGTCGGCCAGGGCCAGCGGCACCCCCCGCTTGAGGGCCAGGACCAGCTCCTGGGCGACGCGGGCCGAGACCCCCAGTCCCTCGGTGAATTTGCGGGCCGCGGCCTCGCCCTCGGGGCCCTGTTTGATCGCGTCCTTGACGATGTCGACGTACTGGTCCAACGACAGGTTGGCCTTGGCCAGGTCTTTTTCCAGCGTGGCGAACCCCAGCGCGAACCGCCCCAGCGCCGGCCCGCCGAGGGCCCGCTCGAGGCGGCCCATGACGAACGCGGCCTGCTCGCCGTTGTAGTTGAACGCGTCCCACGCCGGGGCGGAGGCGTCCAGATCGTGGGTCAGGTCGTTGATCGCGATACCGCTCTCGCGGGCCACGTTGATCAGAAACGTCAGGAACTCGTTGGCGTGGTCGGCCTCGATGCCGAAGGCGGTCAGCGTGGCCGCGAAGTTGTCCACGTTGATCTTGGCCCCGAGCAGCTCGTTACCCGCCACCAGGGTGGACGCCAGCTCCCTGAGCTGATCGTTGGTCAGCCCCAGGCGCTGACCCAGCTTGCCGATCACCTCGGCCAGGTCGGTGAAGTGCGCCAGATCGCCGGAGGCGGCGATGTCGCGCATGATGCCCAGGTAGTCGCGCATCTGATCCAGGCCCAGCGTCTGGCCGGCGATCAGCCGGGCGGCCTGCTGCCACTTTTCGCCGATGTCCAGGATCGCCTGGCCGAACTGCCCGGCGATGCCCACGTAGTCCTGGATCGCCGCGAACGCCTGGCCGAGCACCGAGGACACCTCCCCGGTGACCGAGGTGATGATGCCGCCCAGGATCGGGATCTTGCCGACGGTGGAGTCGAGAGCCGTGTTGGCGGCGTTCAGCGGCAGCTGTATCGCGGTCGCAATACCCTCCAGCCCGACCCCGATGACCTTCTCGACGTCGGGCATCTTGCCCGCCACGATGTCCGCGAACGAACCCATCAGGGCCCCGCCGGCGTCCTTGCCGAGTTTCTCGAACGCGGCGAACTCCGTGTTGACCAGCTTGACGAAGTTGCGGATTCCCGACACCGCCACGTCGACAGCCAGAATCACCAGCCCGGCGATGCCCGCCTTCATCGCGGGCGAGAGCCCCGCGAACATCTCCGCCAGCTTCGGCGACGCCCCTTTGAACATCTCGCCGACCGCCTCGCGAAGCGGCTCCGGGGTGAACAGCTTCGCCAGCTTCGACAGCCCCGAATTGAAGCCCTTGCCCATCTCCTCGGCCGCCGCCTCACCCGCCTTCTTCACCCCCGGCGCGATCGCAGCCCAGGCGTTCGCCTGATCTGTGAGTCGCCGCAGGACGACCTTCATCTCCCCCCCGAGCGCCCCACTACCCGCACCTAGCCCCGCGCCCACCCCGGCCGCCAGCGCCGATCCCCAGGCCTTTCCCGCGGCGTCCGCTTCCCCGGCGGCCGCTCCGCCACGCAGCCCGGAGGCCAGCCCGGCCGCCGCGGCCGTGCCCGCCGTGGTGCCCAGTCGCCGGCCCGCCGCGGACACCTCACCTTCCGCCCCGGCGCCCAACAGCACCCCGCCCCCGGCCAACGCCCGCCGGAACCCGCTGGCGACGTCGCCGCCCAACTGCTCGCCCAGCGCGCCGCCGCCCACACCGGCCGCCTGACCCAACTCGGCGCTCAACGCCGAGCGGATCGACGAACCAACCCCGCTGACTGCGGACGTCAGCTCGGTGCGCATGGCCGCGCCGAGTCCGCCCAGGCCACTGGCGAAACCTTCGGAGACTTCGGCCCCGAGGGTGCGCCCAGAGGCTAGCGCCGCCCCCGACGAAGCAGCGGTGGCCGTTTCCAGGGCGGTGCGCATCGCCGTGGTCAGCGAGGCGGGGAGCAGCTCACGCAGGCCGGCGGCCAGACTCGTAGTCAAGCTGGTCGCGGCCACCCGGCCGGAGGACTGCATCTGCGCCGGCAACGCCGCGTTCATGCCCTCGCTCAGCGCCTTCGCGGCTTGGGCGCCGATGGCCCGCATTTGCGACTCGATGCCCTTGGCGCTGGCCGCGACGTCAACCCAGCTGACGCCTTCCGACGATCCCGGCGTGGTCATGGGCGGATTCTCCCATCGGTGCCCGACGGATCGCGGGACATACGCGCCCAGGGTCGGGTGTCCGCCGATGGACACCGGTTCGCTGAGCGGGGCAATTGGCCACCGCCGTGGCCAATTCGTCCGGAGGCGGACGACTGCCGGGGCGTCTTACGTTAACGGCGCCCCTTCCAGCCGCTATTAGCGGATTCGCTAATATCTTCGCCGAGCACTTCCGCGCTTCCACCGGTTGTTCTCCCGCCGCCGCCCACCGACAACGGCGGTGGTGTCCACCCGTGGACACCCGAGGTTGTTACTGAGGTGCGTCATTTTCTGGCGATTCCGACGCACGTGGACACCCGAGGTTGTTACTGATCCGTCGCCGCCGACCACGGCGGCAAGTCGTCGGTATGGCCGGGCACGTCGCGATGATGGCGATCGTGGCGCCACTGTTGGGCCACGAGCGCAGACGCCAACGCGTTGGCGTACGCATGATCGGCCGGGTCGATCGACACGTCGGCTTTCGCCCGCGCCGCGGCGTGAGCTTGTTCAAGACTCAAGCTGAACTCCCACGTGCCGGGCCAACAACGCGTCGATCGTCGGTCGCGGCGGCGCCCTCACGGTGCGGTCGATGACGGTGAACGGCTCGTCGGTCGGCGCGGCGGCCAGCGCGGCGGCCTGGGCCGTGAAGTACTTGAAGCGGGCCCTGATCTCGTGATGGCCGCCCTGGGCGCCGCCGCCCCTGTGCAGGTACCAGGTAATGAGCGCCCACCGGCCCGGGTGGCGGGCCCGCCACTGCCGCGTTCGGCACGCACCGCCGCAGTACCGGGCGCCGGCGCGGGCCGGGACGAACCAGGCGCGGCAGCCGGCGCACATGATCGGCATTCGGGCTGATGTAGCCGTCACGACGGTCATCATCCACCGAGCGTCGTCGTCGTCTCACCACCCGCGCCGCGGCGGCTCCGGGTTGGTCGCCGGGATCAGCTTGGGCTCCGGCGCGGGCGTCCGCTTGGCGCCCCACGACACCGCGGCACCGTCGGCCACCGCCCACCGCCACGAGCGGGCCGAGAGGATGCAGACCTCGGCCATCCCGGCCGGGGGCGGTCCGGCCGTCACGGCGAACACCAACGCCCCGCCATCGACGACGTCGGCCCGGTCGGCCTCGACCTCGCAGAGGGATTCGTCACTGAGGGTCACGCGCCAGGTGGTCATCGGGGTACGTGCCATCCACCGCACCAGAACAGTCCGGCGTCCAGCTCGGCGTGGGAGCACAGCCAGTCCAGGCCGTCGAGGCAGTCGCTGTCGAGGACGGTCAGGTCGGCGCCGGAGACGATCAGGGCGCGCACCGCGCGGATGGCGGACATGGAGCCGCCGGCCTCGCGCAGCTCGTCGTCGTCGGTCAGCGCCTTGATGCGTTTGCGGAACCCGTCGGCGTAGGTGCCGGTGTCGGTCATCGTTGGTTTTCCTTTCGGTGGTTGCGTTCTCGGTCGTCGGCGTTCTGCTGCGCGGTCCCGTACGAGATGTTGGCGATGTGGGCGTTGGCGGGCTGGTCGTCGCCGTGCAGGATCTGTTGCCCGAACGGGCGCGGACCCAACCAGGTAACTGCCATGAGCACGTGTACGCGGCGCTGCTGCCCGTTCAGGTACACGCGTGGGTAACGATCGTTGTCGGGGCAGACGATGCGGTGACTGTTGGCGCCGCGGACCCGGCCGCGGTCGGAGATCTCCCAGCCGGGATGCCCGACGATCGGCAGCCAGGTCTCGTCGTCGAAGAAGTCCGCTTGTGCCAGCAGGCGGCACTCCAGGCAACAGTTGGCGAAGTTGTCCTCGTTGAGCTCGGCACCGCAGATCGCGCATTGGCGGTTCATCCGCTTTCTCTTCCAGGCCCGGCCGCGTCAGCGGCCGTCTTGAACTGCTCTGGATAGGCGTTGTAGAGGGCTGCTTTTGCCCGTTCGCGTTCGGTTTCCCAGTCGAGTTCGCTCGCGCGCGCGGCGCGCGAGCTTCGCTCGCGCGCACCGTCAATAACACCGTCAATAGAGACTTCACCGTCAATAGAACCGTCAATCGTTGAAGCGCCCCAGGTCAGGGGCACCCTCGTGGCGGAAGCTCGACCGGATTTGGCGGAAGCTAAACGCCGATTTGGCGGAAGCTCATCGCGATTTGGCGGAAACACCACGCCAGTTGCTTCCGCCACCATGATTGGCGGAAGCTTGGCGACCTGATAGATAGGTGCCCGCAGCTTCCCGCGGGCCTTGTAGCCGCGCGCGACCACCCAGACGATGCCGCGCTTGCGGAGGTTGTGCAGCACCCGCTCGGTGGTGCGCCGCGAGGCGCCCACCGCGGCCTGGATGCGGTCGAAGCGGACCGACCCTTGCCGGGTGTCGGCGTGGCATTTCTCGGCGATCGCGATCAGCGCCAGCCGTTCGGCCTGGGTCAGCTTCAGGCCCATTTCGAGGGCGTCGATCACCTCGCCCAGAAGCTGGCCGCTCATGAGCGGCGCCTCTGTCGGAGGGCTGTGCGATACTGACCTTGGTTCTCGTCAGATCGCGGCGCCCCCGGTTCCCGTCGGGGGCGTTTCGCTGTCACGGCTCAGTCGCCTCCGGCGCCTCGGCCTTGGCGGCGGCCTCACGGGCTTGCTTGCGGGCCTTGCGCACCTCGATCGACTTGAGCAGCATCCGCTGCATGTGCATCTTGCGCAGCGTCTTGGCCTTCTGCGGATCACCGCCGGCCTGCGCCAGCAGCTTGGCGTCGAAGCCTTCGCGGGCCTTGCGGGTGCGCCCGGAGCGGTCGGTGGTTTTGGACCACGACACGTTGGAGGCGTAGGACTTTTGCAGCGACCGGTGCTGCTCGGAGATGGGGATGCGCCGTCTGGGCACGAAAACCTCCCGAAAGGTTCTAGGGGCACGCCCCGTGGCCTTCCTTCTTCGTGGGAGGTGGTGCCGAAAGCACCGATGCACAACGTATCCCGGCGTGGGGCGGGGGTGCAAGCACCGCACCCCGGTGTGTCTACAGTTCGGTCGCGGCCAGGCCCAATCGGTCAAATTCCTCTGACGCGATCTGCTCGCTGGAGGCGGCGACGTAACGGGAGATCATAGTGCGGCTCTGCCAGCCGGCCTGGTGCATCAGCCCGACCTCGGAGCCGCCCGCGCGCAGCCAGCGGGTCGCCGCGGTGTGCCGCAGCCGGTGCATGTGGAACCCGTCGATGCCGGCGGCCGCGGCCCGGGCGCCCAGCGCCGTGCGCATCGGCACATAGCAGAACCGGTCGCCGCTGCGGTTGATCCACAGCGGACCCGACGCCGGGTTGTGCACCGCGAGCCGGCGCGCCCGCAGCCAGCGGTCCAGCACCGCCGACGTGGCGGGGGAGAACCGGACCCGGCGGGCCTTGCCGCCCTTGCCGCGCCGCACCAGCACCACGCACGCGTCCAGGTCGACGTCGGTGACGTCCAGGGCGACCAGCTCAGCGGCGCGCAGCCCGGTCTCGATCGCGAGCACCACCAGCGCCTTGTCCCGCCGGTCGTTGCGGCTGTTGCCGTTGCACGCCGCGACCAGGCGCCCGATCTGGGTGTCGGTCAGGATCGGCACCGCTTTGACGTCGGCGCGGGGCAGCCGCAGCGCCGTGATCGCCGCGGCGTCGAAGCCCTCCTCGTCGGCCAACCACCGGGCGAACAGTTTCAGGCAGGTCAAGTGCAGCCGGATCGTCGAGGTCTGCCCAGGGTGGCAGGCGATGAACTCCATCAGGAGCTCGGCGGACAACTCACCGGGGCGTGCGCGCTCGGCGCAGAACCGCGCGTAGGCCCGCAGGGCGGAGCGGTAGGCGTCCAGGGTGGGCTGGCTTTTGCGCTGGGCGCGCAGCGTCCGCAACCACGACGTCTCCAGATCGGCCAGCGGCGGCAAGTCTGCGGTCATGTGGTAATCGTAACCCCATGCCTTGTGCAGAGTGCTAGAATGATTTCAGACCGGCAAACCAGCAGGTCAACCCCACAAAGTCGGCGGGAGCGAACTTTAGACTACAGGGTGTAGCAGGAAGGCGTTGTCAGTGTCCTGACGGTCGGCTTGGCGGGCGGCTTCGTTGCCCGTGAGTTGGCCATAAGGCGCCACCAGC